CGATATACACCGCCAAGTTTTAGTGCAGGGATTAAGTCTGAACGAATCCATGTGCGAACTGTAGATATAGATACTGAAAAATGTTTAGCTACATCTTCAATTGGTACAAATAGTTCTTCAGCCATTTTTGCTCCTTTTAATTGTCACAGAATACTCCATGTTTGCATTAAGCCCCGGCGGAAGCACATCAGGGTGTTCTTCTAAAAATGCCTTCATATTAGTTTGATGAATACGCTTCTCTAATATTTCCGGCACGCTATGCTCAAGAATAAACTTGTTCATAGAATCCCAATCATTTGTTGAATATGTTGTACGAACTGTACGATACACAGTGCCTGCTTCAGTTTTTAAACTTTCCGCACCAATTTCTTTCATATGGTCTAGGATTCCTGTCTTGACTTTTTTCATCTTATCGTCAAGTTCAGATAACCTCGCTTCTAATTCTTGGCTGAGTTCGGCTTTTTTGTCTCGCATTTTTATATAAACACGAGTAAGTTGTTCCAAAGATACATCATTCTCCATTACCATTCTCCTTATAGTTATGTCTAAACTATACTATCAAACTTTATCTTAGTCAAGCAAATTCTTGTAAAGGTCAACTAACTTTGTATGGTCAGTAATACGTGTGTCAAGCATTTTATATAAATGCCTCTCCGCATTTGAACCTTGTAATCTTACAATTGTCACAGGATGCCTTTGCCCTGCACGATGCACACGAGCATTAGCTTGTGCATAAGTTTCTAAACTTGGGGTCGGCCCCCACCAAACAACTGTATCTGCAGCAGTTAAAGTAACTCCGTGTGATGCTGCTTGAGGTTGAATAATTAATATACGTGGGTTAGGTGTTTCTTGAAATTGTTTAAATATTTCTGCACGTTTATTTGCCGAAACTTCTCCATTAATAATCTCGGTTGTAAATCCATCTTGTTGTAGTTGCTGGGATAATATTTGGATAGTATGTTTAAATGGAACAAATATTAATATCTTTTGCTGTGTCTCATCGATGACTTCTCTTAACACCTTATAGCGGTTATTGATGTCAAATTCTAATGTTTCTCCCGTATCGGAATAAACAGCACCACAAGAAATCTGTAGTAATTTACTAAGACCCACCGCTGCATTAACGGCTGTAATCTGTTCTCCCGATGCTTGTATTACAAGCTTGCTACGTAACGCATTATAATATTTCTTTTGTTGTGGAGTGAGTTCGACTTCACGGGTCACATAGGTCATTTCGGGTAAGTCAAGGCATTCTTCTTTAGTAAATCTAATAGCAGGTTGAAGTGACTGGTATACAATTTTGTCTGCGTTAGGGCGTATTGTCCATTTAAATTGAGTTACTTTATACATCACCATATCTTTAAAGGTAGTATAAAACTTAGGTACATTTTTAGGATTAACTAATTTAGCTAGTCCATACGCATCTACAGGCGATTGTGCAGCAGGGGTACCTGTCAACATCCAAAGCCATGTGTCTGGGGTTAAAATTTTATTAAGTGTTTTCCATCTAGTAGTCTGAGTATTCTTGTAAGCATTAGCTTCGTCAATTACTACAAGGTCAAATTTATTTTCGGCAATAATGTCTTTAACTATTTCAACACCATCATAGTTAATGATAATAAACTCAGCATCAGAGTTAATAATACGTGTACGTTTTTCTCTTGTGCCATAAGCAATATCTACAGTACGATGCATGGCAAATTTAAATAGGTCTGCTCGCCATGCCGAATCCATAATAGATAGAGGGCATATCACAAGCACACGCTTAACCTTACCTAAAGTCATAAGATAATCCGCAGCCCATATAACTGAACCCGTTTTACCTGTGCCTTGTTCATTTAAACAGAAAGCTCTACGATGAAGTGTTAGAAATGATGAAGTTGTTTTTTGATGTTCGAAAGGCTTATGCATCCCGGGCCAATCGTACTTCGATATAATAGGTGATGGGATGTTTTTTATTTGGAGGTTCTTGAGGACTTGCATTTCATCAAGCCCCCAATTGACTAAAACTTGGTTATTACCCATGTCTTTACTTTTAGGTATAACAGTCGTGACTTTATTAGGGTCGCGAAGTTTAAGCAATATTGCTTTGTTGTCAATTATCTCCAAATCCATTCTCCAATAGATGTCGGCTCCCCGCAGGAAACAAGCAGTACCGACTGGTAAGGTTTATTATGAACCCTTTTTATCGGGCTAGTATCTACCACTCCTACCTTACGTAGACACCTATCACATCATTATTTTAATTTAACTACTTTTGATAATTTCTTATCACCACGTTTAGTCTTTTCAGAAACTAAGTTTGATTTTTTATCTCGTTTAAATGACCTATTCTGACCAGACTTTTCAATATAAATACCATCCTTATTGGAACCACCCTTGTCAAGTGCTTTTACATGGGCTACATCTTTACCTTTTCTGATATCGGCTTCACCATCTTTATTCTTATCGGGATACATCTTATCCACTGCACGTCTTGCACGTTGACGTTCCATACGACGTTCAAGTTCGCCTCTAGCTTTTTGTTGCTGATATTCTTTTTTATAGGGTCTTGGCTTATTTACATAAGGCATATTAGTTCCTTCCGTTATGGGCGCACTCTAGTACATAACAATGTTTTTTACACAGGCCACTTGGTCTTGGATTCCATACATTGTTTTCATATGAATATTTCATACGATTAATTTCACTAAACCACTTCATCCACATTTTATCTTGATTTTCGATAGAATACGAGTCTTTAACAAAGTTTTTTGATACAACAAAAAGTAGCCCTGCCTTTACTTTTTTAATCTGTGGAAAATGCTTAAACACAGCTAAAGCCATTAACTCTAGTTGGTCAGTATCGGCATACTTGGCAGATTTACCTGTCTTATAATCAATGCATCGGGCTTCATCACCATTTATAATAAGTAAGTCAGCAATACCACGCCACCATACATTTTCATCTTTAAACTTACAAGGTTCTAAATTAGAAGTTAATCCCATTTCATACTCGCAAAGTTTTTCACCTTCGAGTTGTTTAAGATTATCTAACGCACTCTTTACAAAATCAAACTGAGATGGTAGTGGTACGTTATCACGTACGTATTTTTCTGCTGCTAAATGAAAATTCTTGCCGTATGTAATTGCATCAGTAAATGGTTCAACCACATCTTTTAATACTTTAATATGATAATACTTTTTAGGGCATTGGTCATACATTTTTATAGAAGAGTACGACCAAGCGGGCATTTTAGTCATTTGTGCATCTTTCAATTAACGCTGCATAACCACAAATATCTACAATAGAATCTCTATTGTTTGGGTCATTGGCTAATCTAGCTGTTTTTAATAGTATCATTAGTATAGCAACATCTTTAGCATTTAATTCACGTTCTCCAACTGCGGTAATATAAGCATTCCACATTTTAGAAATTGTCTTTAAGTTTTTATCGGGGTGTCCATAGGTTTGTTCTCTGTCACCATAAATAATTTTATGTGCTTCTTGTAGTACAGATAGTGTCTTTTCGTTCATATCATTCTCCATTAACATTCTCCATAATTTTTGCCATAGCCCGACTCACAATTTACGGGTAATCCTGTAGCCCATTCGGGTGTCCATCTCATACATTTTTCTACGTACTTCTGTGCTGTTTCTGCTTCTTCTTCTTTAGCAATACACGCTACTGCATCATGTACTGTAAGTACTACATCATATTTTTTTGCAATCTCAATCATTTGTTCACCAATAATACAACGAGCTAGGGCTTGACAAACATTTTCAATTACCTTACCACCATATATTTTATTCCAACCATATCTTGTTTTATATTGGAACTGTAATTTGTCATCTTCATCTCGCATGTGAACAAGTTGGTCATATCTCATCAATAACCCACTAGGGAGTCTTATGCCCTTTTCATCTAGGGCCAGGGCTAATACACCATATTTACCTAAAGATGTTGTCATACCTTTTGATAATGCCTCTAATGACTTTTGTCCTTCACGCCATAGGTTTACTATATATGGATATGTTTGACGATACACTTCAATAATATGTTTAGCGTCATCTTCAGTCACGTCAGTACCAAATGTTTTTAATTGAGATTTAAATTTAACTGCACCCATGCCATAGCCTGCACCAAGAATTGTAGTCTTACCTACAAATCTTTCTTCTTTAGTAATTTCTTCTCTAGGTTTACCATAAATTTTAGATGCCATAATCTTATAAACATCTTCACCTTTAGTAAACGCTTCAACTAAGTCGTTCTGTCCTGCTAACCACGCTAATACTCGTGCTTCTATCTGACTAGAATCGGCATCAATAATGACGTAACCTTCGGGGGCTACAATAGATTTCTTTAATTTACCTGCATTGTCGCCACGTGATGGTAAGTTTTGTAAGTTCAAACTATCTGAACCACCCCACCTTCCTGTGTGCGCTGCATAATATTTCAAGGGGACTGGCATCAATCCTCGTTTAGCAATCCCAATAAATCTTTCAGTTCGAGTTTCTTCAAGTGTTGATTTAGTTCCAAGTCTTGCCGCAACTAACGTCTGTACTCTGACATCGGGATGTTCTGCTAAGGCTTTAAATTCTTCATCATTTTTAGCTAGTGCAAATGTTTCTTTCCCTGTTGCTGGTGAAATCTTTACTGGGGGTTCTACACCTAAACTTCTTAATAGTTCTGCAAACTTAGGGTTGCTTGCTAGTTCTTCTTTCTCTACATTAGCCTCAGCTAATAGTTTAGCTTTCTTTTCTTTAATATCTGTTAAGTGCATTTCTAACAAATTCAAATCTAAATCTAGTTTCGGCTGAATAAACATACGTAATGTCAAGTCAATTAACTTCATTTCCTGTTTAGGAAATCCTTTACCTAACATGGCATAAAATAATTTGTGCGTAAGTTCTACGTCATTAATACAGTAATCACCATACCTACTAAGTTCTTCTGATGTAAAGTCCTCACGTCTTTTACCCGACGCTGCAATAACCTCATCACCCTTAACACCTAGTTTGTATCTTTCAGCCAATGCGGCTAGGCTGCC